GCGGCCGGTAAAGAGGACGTTTATATACGGGCGTCCGCTTTGGCGCTTGGGTCTGCTATTGTGGCAAAGTCCCCCGTTGACACGGGGCGTTTTAAGGGGAATTGGCAATATGGCGCGGGCGCGGTTAATTTTGCCGTCGATGCTTCCCCGAATGAAGCGCCGCTTAACGACCCAGGCGATATTTCTAAAATTTCGTTAGGCTTGCAAGGCTGGAAGCGCGGGCAGAATATTTTTATTACGAACTCGCTACCCTACGCGAAACGCTTAGAATACGATGCGTGGTCAAAACAAGCCGTGGCGGGCATGGTGCGTATCAGCGTTATGGATTGGAAAGCGAAACTAAAACAGCAGGCGGCTAGTTTATGACTGACACACATGCAGAGGTAAAAAAAGCGATAGAGAAGCGCCTCGCTACGGTTTCCGGTGCGTTACCTACCGCACGCGAAAACATGAGCTACACGCCCACGGTGGGCACTGCGTACCAACGAATAAATTTCTTACGCGGCGCGCCGGACGATATGACGCAAGGGCGTAGACTTACGCGCTTACAAGGCATTGCGCAGGTAAGCTTGTTTTACCCCAGCCCAGCGGCCACGGGGACGACAGCGCCGGACGCGATGGCGGCAAGTATTGCGGCGATGTTTAAGCCCGTGCTAACGCTGACCGAAGGCGGTACGAAAATATTCTTTACAGAATCGGCCACGATTTCAACGGGATTCGCGGACGGTGATAGGTGGGTGGTTCCCGTTTCGATTCCGTGGTACGCTGACATCTACGGGTAATTTTTAATTTTATGATTTAAAGAGGTACAAAAAATGACTATTGAACAAGGCGTATTTAAACAAACGCGTATCAAACGACAATCGGCTAAGGGTACGCTTGCGGGCACTTCAGGCGGCCAAATCCTGCGCCGCGAGTCCTCAATCAACGAGCTGACTAAAGAAACTTACGACACGTCTAGTGAGATCGCATCGACGCAGCAAATTTCTTCGGTGCGTCACGGCGTACAGCTGGGCAATGCGGCTCTAGACGGCTTATTATCCCCCGGCACTTACTCGGACATCTTCGGCGCGTTATTACGTCGTGACTTTGCGACGGTCGCGGCCATCACGGGCGCGTCGCTTACGATTGCGACAAGCGGCGACAACTATACCATTACGCGCGGTTCGGGCAGCTTCTTAACGGACGGCATCAAGGTAGGTATGGTGGCGCGCATCACGGCGGGCGCGGTCAACGCTGCAAACTTAAACAATAACGCCTTGGTCCTCGCAGTCACGGCGTTGGTGGTCACGGTTAAAACTCTAAACGGCTTCGCCATGGTTGCCGAAGGCCCTATCGCGTCCTGCACTGTCACCGTGCCTGGTAAGGTCACGTATGTGCCTGATACTGGGCATTCCAACATCTATTACACGGTCGAAGATTGGTATAACACCGGCACGGGCTATTCCGAGCGCAACATGGATGTTAAATATGGCAAAGCTGACCTTGCGCTTCCCGGCTCAGGTAATGCGACGGTGAAATTCTCCGGCAACGGCTTAGCGCAGACCAACGCGACGAGCGTTTATTTCACAGCGCCGGCCGCCGAGTCCACTACCGAGGTCGTCGTTGCGGCCTCCGGCGCTTTAATTGTGAACGATTCCCCCGTGGCCGTAGTAACCGATTTATCTTTTAGCATTGACGGCGGCATCCAACCTGCGGACGGCGTTGTGGGGTCTAACACGCGCCCCGATATTTTCCAAGGCTTGATTAAAGTCACTGGCTCGTTCACTGGATATTTTGAAGATGGTGTAACGCCCGCACTATTCGTCAACGAAACGAAAATCAACATCATTTCAGCGTTAACCGCCGCCGCCGAGAAAAACGCGGATTTCATCACGTTTACGCTAAGCTGCGTAAAGCTGACATCTAGCACGCCCGACGACGGCCAAACAGGCCTGAAACGCACGTATAATTTCACGGCTTACCGTAACGCGGCGGGCGGCGCGGCGTTGGCAAATTACCCTACAACGGTTATGATTCAAGACTCGCAAGCTGCCTAACGCGAAACCCCGTTCTGGTTTGGCGGGTGTCTCTCTTTCGTAGGAGAGCGCCCGCCAGATTCAGACATTTTTACCTACCTACGAAAGAAAACATCATGGAAAATTTAATTGACATTGACGCCTTAGACGTTGTTTCAGGTTGCGAAACTGCGCGCCCGTTTGAAATGCTGAATGTGGACGGCGTGACCGGCTCAGGTGTTACGCTTTTAATCCTTGGCGACCACGCTGATGAGATTAAAAAATATTTTAACGGTGCGGCGAAGAAGCAAGCCGTCGCGATGAAGATGGCCGACAAGGCGGGCAAGGTCGATCAGTTCATGGAACGTTCGATCGACACGCGCGAAGAAAAAGAAATCGAAGGTACTGCGATTCGCGTTAAGGGTTGGCAGGGCGTGAAACAGCAATTTACGCCCGAACTGTTCAAACGCGTTTTAGCTAAAAACCCGCATTGGATCGCGCAAATCGTCAAAGCGTCGGAGAACGTTGGAAATTTTACCGACTAGCGTTTGACGAGCTTCTCGCGTATGCGCAGCATGAATTTAAGCTAAACATACGCGGGAAAGACGGCCAAACGCTACGAGAGACGCTTAAAAGCGTAGAAAAGCAATTAGGCAGGAAGCCGAAGGGGTTAGAAAACCCCGTCGAGTTTCCCGAGGAACTAGGCGAGGAATGGGGCTGGTTTATAGAGCTGGACGCGGGGCGAACTTACGGTCACACTGGCACAAACCCGATTAGTGAAATAGAAATCCGTTACTACTTCTTAAACCGCTCAATTCGGCCGCAAGTGTGGCAAATAGATTTAATCAAAAAACTCGATAGAGCATCACTTAACGCGGACTCGAAATAATGACTGTTGACATCACCACAATAGGTATCAAGTACGATACGAGCGGGCTTGAAAAAGGCACGCGCGCGCAAAACATCACCAACGTATCCGCCATAAAATTAGGCGACAGTATAAACAATGTCACTAATAACATCCATAACTACGGTAATGAGTCCGAGAAAACCGAAAAAAAGGTTTCTTCATTTAATAGAGTCCTCGGCATTGCTGCAACCGCCCTCGCGGCGGTTGGCGGCGTCATGCTCGCAAAGAAATTCGTAGAGACCGCCGACGCCGTGACGCTCATGGATGCGCGTTTAAAACTGGCGACGGGCACCTTAAAAGAGTTTGGTCAAGCTCAAAAAGACATCTATGAGATCGCGCAAGCGAACAACGTTGGGCTAAAGGAAACCGCGCAGCTTTACACTAAACTATCCGACCCTGTTAAGCGACTAGGAGGCACGACGCGCGAAGTAAACGCGATCGTCTCGGCGTTCGCTACGTCGATGAGAGTCGGCGGTGCAAGCGCTCAGGAAGCCAGTTCAGCCACATTGCAGTTTGCGCAGGCGATGGGCAGCGGTAAGTTGCAGGGCGATGAATTCCGTTCGTTAGCCGAAGCGTCCCCGCGCTTCATGAAAGCGTTAGCCGAGGGTATGAAAATGCCTATCGAAAAACTAAAAGAAATGGGCACGGACGGCAAGCTTACCGCTGATGTGGTCGGCAATGCTTTAATCTCGTCACTCGCCAAGCTCAAGAAAGAAGCCGAATCCTTGCCCGATACGGTAAGCGGCGCGATTACGCGCTTTAAAAATGACATCATTGTGGCCGTCGGCGAGATTAATAAAACAGAAGGCTTCACGGCAGGTTTCGCCGGTTTGATCGAATCTGCCCGAGGTTTTATCCCCGTTATTCGCGATGAGCTTAAAGCCGCTTTCGAAGCGGTAAGCGGCTGGGTTGACCGCAATCGCGAGGGGCTTTCCGAGGTTTGGGATAACGCCAAAGGCTTGCTAGGTGAAGTGTGGGAGCTGGCAAAGTCGGCCGCCTCTGTCGTGGGTTTCATCACAGAGTGGGCGGTTCAATCGGGCACGGTTAAAACCGTTTTCGAGTCTATTCGTTTGTTAGTCGCAGGCTTTCAGGACGGCGTGACGATCATCGGCGCGGGCTTCGCGACGATGGGCAGTAAGATTTTTCAATTCGTTCTCGAACCGCTGCAAAAAGTTCTTGAAATGTCGGCGAAAATCGCGGGCGTATTTGATGATGAACTCGCCGCGAAGATTCGGGGCGTTGGCACTGAGATAGATACTTTTGCGAAGTCTGGCGAGGACTACGGCAAATCAGTTGTGGAAGCGTTCGGCAGGGGAGATTCCGCAGTCGGGCGGCTTAACGAGACATTAGCGACCACATCGAAAGAAACTAAAACGGCGGTAAAAGAAACGAAGGCGGCCGAAGATGCCTACACGAAGTTACATAGTAACGTAGCTAAGGAAGC